GCACCAACTGCTTGGTCTGCTGGTGGAGCGTTAAGATCAAGCACTCCCTCGGAGCCAGTCAAGGATGCGTTTATTGCGTTTGCTCTTGATGTAAGATTTTGGTAAAGCGGGTCTTCTTCTGGATTGCCGCCGAGAGTGATGACACGGTAATACTGATCTGTGATCTGGTCGTAAAGTTTGTTGACAGCGTTCCATTGGTTCTGCGATTCCTGTGATCCGATATAGGCTTCGTTTCTTTCGATGTTTGACCTAAGCTCAGCGCGCTGTAGCTTCATCTGCTCGTCAAACTCTTTAGCTCTCACCTTCATCAGCTCTTCATGCTGTTGCTGGTCAAGAGCAAGCTTGTCTGCTTCAAACGTAAATTTGGCAGCCTGCTGAACCTGTTCCAGCTTGCGATCCTGCTCGGCCTCGGCAGACCTCCATACCTGATCCATGCGCATTTTTGCCAGCGCGTCCTGGGCCATGTCTCTCTTGCTCAGCATTTCAAGAGCAACGTCCGGTGCCTCTGGAGCAATGGCACCAGCAAAATCATACAGGGCATTGCGCTCAGGCTCTGGCATCTTCTTCAGAAACTCTTCGTTCTTTGTCTGCTTCAGCTTGTCTGCCTGACCAGCGAAGTCTACAACCGGCATTCCGGTTTCGTCGAACGTTGTCTGTTCTGCGCCTGGGGCACCAGCAAGAATGGAGTCTTCAACTCCCATTCTTGTAGCTTCTGTCTTGACCTGATTCCACATGTCCTTGCGGATCTTCAGGTCTTCCTCTGCCTTAAGGTCAGACATTCTCACAATCTTCTTGCCAAGCTCACGCCTGCGCTTGTTCTCTTGGAGGGATTCGATTGCCCTCATTCCAACAGCGGCACCAGCCGCGTACCTCGGCCCATATGTGGAGGCGACGACTGCTCCAGCGGGGGCGATGAAGTTTGTAAAAACGTCGCCAAAGTTCATCTTATTTCCGCCACCGGCACCCTGTCCTGCGCCACCCGCACCCTGTCCTGCTCCACCGGGTTGTCCCTGTGCTCCAGCCATCGCTACCTCCGATTATCCATATGCTCCAGAGTATGGGTTATTGCTCTGAAGTTGACTCATCTGCATATACTGTTGCATGTCCATTTGACCGCTTGGGTTGTATGTGTCTGTCCACTGCATATTGGGGGCTGGCGGTGGAGGACCCTGTTGAAGCGCACCGGAATCATTGATTGACCCGGCAACGTCCATGACAGTATTGAACTTTTCTTCTGTAGTATCGCCAAACATTTTGTCGATGCCCTGTCGGAACTTCCCAGGCTGTTTGACGTAGTCTGGGATCATGGCGTTGCCCGTCATAGTTCCAGAACCGGCCTGTGCCGTCATGTCTGTGCCGGGTGACAGGAAGCTCTGCATGTCTGCGCCACCGGCCAAGGCAGAGCCTGTTGCCGCGCCTGTCGGCATGAACATGTTTGACGCCTGCATGCCAGCATCCATGAGGGGGCTTGCGTTTGCGGCCTGTGCAGCAACGTCGTCCACCATGTTAAACGCCTGACCAGCAGAAGACGCCGCTCCTGCACCAGCGCTGAGCGCATTGACGGCACCAACACCACCGGCTACCGCGCCGCCGACATCGCCAATTGTTTTAAGTGCTTCGCTTCCGGTTGCGTCACCGGCATAGCTTGTCCCAAGGGCAACCGCTGCTGGAACGTTTCCTGTAGCGATGGACCCGGCCATCGCTGCCATCTTCAGATAGTCGGAAAGGTTCATCTTCCCATCGCCGCCAGTGGCGGCTTGTCCGAGACCTCTTGCAATTGACCCAAAGAAGCTCATTACTTACCTCCGCCAGCTCCTACGCTGTTATACATTGGAGGGTTGTTGATTGTGCTCGGTGCCCAACCACCTGGACTTGGTCCCATCATCATGTTGTTGTCAAACTGTGCCCCAAGATTGTAGCGCTGTTCGGGGGTGAGGCTCGCAGCCCAGTTTGGAGCCACGCCTGTATCCTGTGGTGCCCCTGGTCCGATTGGCTGGATGGCATCCATCGCTCCCCATTTTCCTGGGTTCACTGGACCCGACTGTATTGGCCGGAAGTTTTTGTTAAAGTTGCTCCAGCCGCCCATGTTTAGCGCTTTTTCATTACGCGGGTACATTGGCCTTGGAGCAACGGTGTTGCCCCAACCGGCGTTGCCAAAGCTAAACCCAGGTGCCTTAGGCAGAGACAACTGGTTGTCTCGGAGCGGCAGGCTATCAGATGCCACCGACTGCCTCTGCCCTGGATCGATAGCCATTGACCTACCAGCTACGCCAGAATACTGTGTGTTCTGTGATGGAACTGCTCGTCCCTGCGAGCCGCCGCGATATGTTGAACCGCCGCCGTCGCTTCCCATTTGGTTGTTTCTCATGTATGCCATGTCTGCCCCCTATTTCCCACCACTTGTTCTGCTGACCTGAGTTGCCAGATTCCCGGACTGACCGAACGGTGCGTACAGTGCCTGCTGTGACAAGCCCTGCTGTCTCAGGAAGTCCTGGTATGCAGCCGTATTGCCCTGCTGTTCAATATCACGCATTGCTGTCCCAACCTGCATGCCTGTGTCGATGGCACCCTTCTGTTGGTTCCATCTCTGCTGCGCCTGTGCTGACGCTTGGTTGGCTAGGTTGGCCCCGCCCTGAATGTTCTGCTGTTCGAACTGAGCGGCGTTCATCATCCTGTCAAGACCGGCACCCTGCCTGTCTGTGATGTATTGTCCAAGCCTCATTCTCTGGTCAGCGCTCTGCTGGGCAGTGGTTCTCATGGCGTTAAGTCTGTCCTGATCACGCTGTACAGCGTCACGCACAAGCGGAACCGCGCTCTGTGTCCATGCGTTAGCCAACTGCTGGCCGTGGGATGCGGAGTCAGCCATACCCATTGCAGCCATCTTGTTTGCTAGCATTGGTGCGGTTGTCATTTCGAACGCCTTCTGCTGTGCCTGTAGTGCTGCATCGTTGGCAATTGAGTCGGCGTCAGAGTCAACTCTCCGCGCAGCCAATTGCTGCGCATAGTCGATGTTTGATGCCGCCTTACCGGCCTGTGGTGCGTCGGCGCGTCTCATCTCATCAGCTCTGTCCCAGATGGATCTGCCCCTGGCAAAGTTCTGGTTGTTCTTATCCCACAGACTGTTGGTGTAGTCACGCGCCCGTGCCTGCCCAGGTGCCTCGTCCCATAGCTGGGGGACAAGCCTTGAAGCTCCTGTCTGTAGCGGGTCAGCACCCGCAACCTGCATTGGGTTGTCTCGCATGAAGTCCGTTATAGGGCTTGCATTCTGCGCGTTCAGTACGTTCTGCCCTGACTGCAAATATAGCTGTCGCAATTCCTGTGGCAGTTGGTTCGAAGTTGAAGTAGTTTGTCCTCCACCACCCATGATTGACTCCTTATCTGTCTGTCATTCTTTTTTCCAGGAGGGACAGAGAACTGTTCATGATAACCTTCTCATCCCTTTCAAACCCAAGACCCCTACGGAAGAGTCTTGCGACTGATTCGTTTCTTGCCCACAGTCTAACCCTGTCCGTCCCGTGAAGCTCTCCCCACTTCTTGATGGTGGAGAAGAACTCCGTGTAGAGATCACTCGGAATGGTACACCCCCTGTTTTTCCAGTGCTGGAAAATGTTGATATACTTGTTCCCGTAGTAGTTCTCCATTGTTACGACCGCATGTGCAATGATCTCACCATTGTCAACAATGACAAACGGAATCATGTACGGTGAGTCTGAGAAATAACTATTCATGAATTCATCGAACAACATGTTGATGTCCGACTCAGATTCATACCTCTCACAAAACTCTTCCATTCTCCTCCATGTTCGAAGAGCAAGTCCGGGCACGGCACTTGTGTAGTGAACGGCTAGTAGTTCCATGCTGCTCCCTAAATCGCCCAGTTGATAGGCTGATCGCCGCCGAGTTCGCCTCTCAACCATAGTTCAATGGTTGGCGATGTTAGTGATGTTGTAACCCGGAACGAACAGTTTAGCTGAGTTGTAATGGATGAGAATACCGCAATTGCAAGCGTTCCTGTCGAAACAAGATTCTCCTCCTCTGTGTAGCTGACGATAGAAGATGCTGTACCGCCAGATGCGTTCTGTCCAAGAATTGTGAAATATCCCATCGAAGCCTGCGTGTTGCCGGAAGCATCTGTTACGCGGACATGCCAGTGGAACTTGCCGCCAGCGGTTTTGTCTGACGGGCATGTGATGGTGAAGACGCCCTTCCCAACTCCGCTTGCCAGCGTGTTGTCGTAGCGGCTGGACCTTGTGTCCATCTGTACATCACCAGTGCCGTCAATGTCGTTGGCACCAACGTCAATTGTTCCGTCTGAGTCGATGATCGTTGATAGGCTTGAACTTCCAATGTTCAGTTCGTTGGAGCCGTTTACGTCAGCGACGTTGCGCAGCGTGCCACCGCTGTCTTTGATTGAAAGACCGTAGGTATTGGGTAGCTGTACCTCCCCGCCAATGTCAACGGCATTACCGGCTGGGGTGAGAGTCATTGTGCCGCCGGATATGATATTAGTTCCAACAGATCCAGATCCAACCGTAACAATGTCGGAAGAGTTCAGCCCAATCAGATAGGCGTACCCGGCAACCTTCCCATAACCAAGAAGGTACTTGGCGTTGGGCATGATAAGGTCAGAGCCAACCTCAACCTGATCTGCCGCGTTCCCCTTTACAAGGCTGATGGTTCCTGTGCCAGCAAAGTCCGCGCTGTAGACAGCGGCAGTGTTATTGTCAAATCCAATTCCCTTGTTCTGCCACCCATCAATTGTTGATATCACATCGTCAAGATCTATTGCACCAGACAGAAGCTGGGTTGGCGCAACTGACAGCCTGATAGAAGAATCCGGGTGCTGGTTTTCAAGGTCCCGATTTGTCAGGTTTGGGTGGCTGTCTGGCGAGGCACCAACGGACACCGTGTCGTTTGAGATCCAGCTAACATAATCGTCGCCGTCCTCTGTTGTTGTTATGGCTGCATGCCATGTGTTTGAATATCCCGAGTTGGTCTTGTAGATTATGCTTGCGAGTGGAACGATCTCTTCAACCGGAAGATCTCCATAAAGAATTTGTGAAAGTTCCTCCAGGGCACCATCTCTTGCGTTTGATCTTGTTGTGTATTCATTCTCTCCCATGATGGAAATGATTGGCTGATCAATATCGTTGGTCGCAAAGATGTGAGCAAGCACAAAGTCGTTGTTGCTTCCAACCTCTGTCAGTTGCCATGCCCCGCCTGTGTACTCATTGAAGTACAGCCTGTCAGTAGCCAGAACAACGGGAGCGTTTGTAGTCGTGGCTCTTTTCCACAGTGGAGTTGCGCCAGTCTTGTACAGCACAGGGATTTGTGCTGGCGACGACTGTGTATCTATGTTATGAACAAGATCTTCATCTCTGACCGCGCCAGATGACACCGACATTGTGGCCTTGTCGTCGGAGTTCCCGTTTGGGCTTGCCGATGCCGTAATGTCGCCAAGCGTTAGTCCGCTGACAATCTGTGTCCCGTGGTGAATGTGAATCCAGGCATGCGTTGCCCAGTCCATGACAACGCCATGACGCTCGTCACCAATATAGATTGCCTCATGGTCGGAAATGGTGTCTCTCTGGTACACTGCGGCAACATAGGCATACGTGCTCAGGAGATCAGTTGTCCATGTTAGCGTCTCTCCGAGGGTGCCGTCTTGCTTAACGTAGATGTGGTGCATCCCCTCGTCTGCGGAAAGTGTGATGGACAAGTCACCAGTGATTGTAACCCTTTTCCCGGCGACATAAACGTCAGCCGAGGTTGCTGGCGCAACAAGTGACAGCGTGAAATCTCTGTTCGGGCCAGAGTATGCGTACTCGGTGTCCTCTCTTGCGTCTGTTGTGAACCCGTTTGGTTCACCTGTTACCTGCCCAATGTTGTCAATGCTTTCAAGCGCAGTCTGTATGTCATCGTCCGTAGACTGTAGCCAGCTTGCAAAGTTTGTGGTTGTAACAATCACATCAGCGGCGGCTCCGCTGTCACCAACCCTCACCCATGACCCGTTGTCGTAGTAGAGAATTCCTGTTACCACATCGTAGTAGAAGTTGCCAAGCCCGCTTGCTGTTTGGGCTGATTCTCCAGACGGGACAGATGTTGTGAAGTAATCAATTCTAGTCGCAAGCTCAACCAGCGCATTGGTGACAGCCTCGGTCAGCCTGGAAGACCAAGCGACGGTATCCTCTGGTGTAGCCGGTGGCGGTGGGAACCAGGGAACTACAAGGAACTTAGTCCCATAGAATCTGTCGTCTGTAGACATTACAATCCACGCTCCGTAACTGATGCTTCAGATCCGGCCCATTCAACTCCCTGTCTATAATTGCCTGACATTCTCAGTGAGAACAGCCTTCCTGTGGTTCTGTGGCCCGTTAGAAGAGGCTTGCCGTTTCTGTATACCTGTAGCGTCTGTACGCCGCTGGACTCTCTCTCATGGCCCGATAGCGACACCAGAAGCTCTACGCCGATCTCTTCGCCGGTTGCAGCCAGGAAGAGGTGATCAATCTCATGAACTGTTTTGTATGACGTGATGCTGCCCATGTCATACATTCCCGTTTCAAAGCTGTGGTAGATCGGCCCATCAAGATCCTTGTGACCTGAGAAGAATGTCACCCTGCCGAGCGGGTCAAGGAATACAAGCTCTTTTCTTGTGCTCCCGTATGAGTCAATAACTCCACGCAGGTCATCAATAGGCACATCGCCAAGCTGGTCGATTGTCTTCGACAGGTCAATGATAATGTCTCCACCGGCACAGAGGCCAGCGGGGAACACCTGAGGCCACAGCGTCGCCTGCTGTGTTGTCATGTCAAGAATAACAGCTTCCTTTGGTGACGTGTCGTTATACGGCACATACACAATGAAGAGCCTCTTGTTCTCATCATCGTAGACGAGATATGACTGGTCGATCTTTTCAAAATCAATTCTCTTCTTTAGATATGCCTGAACGTGTGATCCAACGCTCCTTGGTCTGACGCCATCAAACAGAACAACGTCGGCAGACTTTGTTAGATATGCGTGCAGGCCGTCGTTGATCGCAACAACAGACCCTGCGGAGCATGGACCCTCAACGTTGGCAGCGCGAAGCTCAAACCTGAACGGCGGTTCAAGAACCTGCCCAATGGCAACGTAGATCGAATCCGTTTTGTAGATCGCTGCCTGCATGTTACCCATTTCCAGGCCGGTAACAATGAATCCCGGAGTGTCTACAAGTCTAAACTTTGTTGTTGCCCTGTCCCACTCATCAATAGAAAATGTATCCGTGTACAGCCCTGTGTTGCCGTCGTCGTCCTCGCCATCAAGGACACCAAGATAGATAACTCTCCTGAAAATTGTTACAAGAGATTTACATATCATGTTTGTCGGGCCAACACCGCCGCCGTGCATTGTCAGCGTATTAACGGTTCCAGTTCCGTTCCAGTAGATGCCCTCCGATTCGTCGTTAACTCCGATCATGTACCTGTCTTGGCTTGCGCCACCGACTGTACCAGCAAATGTTTTGAATACGGGCTGAACATTGTCTGATGTGATTGTGGTCGGCCAGTCCCCGATTGAGTCCCATGAATAGTCCGACTGGATTGCATAAAGGCTGGACTTTGTTGAAGCAACACCCTGAGTTGAATCTTCGTCAACCTGGAATGTAAACACCGCGTTTGGTCTTTCGCCAAGAACGAACCCGCTCTGAATGTCTGCCTCACTGATTGCAAACTCATCACCGGATGCCGCTGGATAGAAAGTTATCAGCAGGGCAAGATAGTTTGCTTCTGTCTGAATGTTGTTGAACGTTGCCTCTAGGTAATCATCAGGATCATCCCATTCAAGATCTTCCTGAAATACTTCTTCTCCAATATAGAACAGCTCGCCGCTTGATTCATAGTCCGATCTCGTCCAATCATTGACTCCATCGTCATCGTAATAGTCAAACCCAAGAATTCTCAGTCCAACCTTTGAGTTTGCGTTGGTCCCGGCGACCTTAACTCTTCCGGTCATCTCTGCCGCGCCTGTGGCAACCATTGGGCTTACAATCTGCAATACGCCGTCAGCTTGCACCCCAGTTGTGTAAACTGTTACATCTGTCTCCGTTGCTGAGTAGTATACAAGCTCTTCACCTGCTGCGGCAGAGCCGTTTGTTTTGATCACAAACCCGGTTGCCCCAGGTACCCCGTCCACAACGGTCAGAAATCCGTCAGATCCATTGATTGGTATTTGGACACCTTCTGTTGGGAACCCAGGAACACCCCAGGTTTCAAGTTGTTTAGATGGGTCAGCCGTCGGGTTTAGGAATATTACTGCTCCGTCATTCCCGTAATTAATTGTAATATAAGATGTGCCGTCCGACAAGTAATAGTCAATTGTGTCTCCGGGAGACCCGCCAATCCAATAGGAATTAAGCACTGGCGTGTCAGCGTCCCATTCTAGCTGTAGATAGCCTTGACCGGCAATAGATGTCTCTCCGTAGACGGTCATGGTTAGATCAGTCGTCGGAACATCATCAAACGTTACCTTGAAATATCCATCTCCGCCATGGTTGAGGAAATCTGGATCTCCGGCCTGCCATGTCTCCCATGTTGCCGAGTTGGTTAGTGATGTTGCGTCGTCGGAATTAAGGCCCCACCCAACCCACTTTGCTGCATAGTAATCAGGCCCCTGCGGGAAGTCTGTGTTATATAGGCCAAAGTGCAGATTGGCAAACGAAAAATCGTCTGATTCATTGATGTAGCTCAGCGCATCGCTGTACCCGGCTGTATAGTCGTCAACGATGTAGTCAAGGCCATCTCTGACCCTGAATCTACCGTCGTCTCCGATCCAATTCTTTGACGAGACAAGTCCATCGGCACCGATTGCACGTGGACTTTTGTCCGCAATCACCCCAGCAAGTGGGAGCGGGATTGGCACCTTTGGTGCGCTGCTAGCCATTATTCAGTGTCCGTGCTAAGCATTACAATGTTGCATGTCCAGTATGATGCTCTGAGAGATACATCACCACCAATGGCCTGCGCATGCAGTGTTACATTTTCATTGGCGTCAATCGACTGTACCCACGTAATGGGGATGGAAGTCCAACACTGATCATTTACAAGGTAGCCAATACCGTCGGCCGGGCCGCCGAGGCTGGACAGGTCACCAAGACCGGTGACATAAACGCCCTCAGGTCTAGCGTAGTTCTGAACAACGACTGATCCTCCAACCTTTACTTTAAAGGCTACCCTGTATTGTGTTGATTCTGCCCCAGCTTGACTGTTTGCTGTTCTTATCTGCATAAGAGCCTGTATCAAATATGTTCCGTCTGTTGGAATATCAATTGAATACCCACTAGACAAAGACATCCCACCGCGAAGATTTGCAGACGAAGCAAGAACAAGTGAGGACTCTGTTGATGTCGTATATTGATGAGCGGTTTCGTTACTACCGGAAAACTTTCCGTGCGCGAACAGAGACGGCGCTGTCATCACCCACTGCCCTGTTGACGCATTCCAGATCGGAGAAACACCGGAAACGCTCGGGTATGCGTATGTCCAGTTCCCATTTGCATCTGCCGCGTATGGGATTGATCCAAGAACACCAGGGGCTGGAGAGGTTATTACGCCAACACCATTGTTAACACTTGCGGCAAGACCACCGCCATAGTCTGGGCTTACCGTGAGGTTCGTTAGACCACCTCCGTCGCCACCGAGACCGGACAGGTCGCCAAGTCCAGAGTGCCAGATTGTGCCAGAGGTAATAGCCATCCATTCAGTATAGGTTGGCTCAGTGTCCATGTCCCCCGCTGTTGCGCCGTCGGCATATTCAATGACGATGGCGTCTCCAGTGACGCCCCCTCCAGACCAGTCAGCTTCGGCTCTGATTCTTACCTGGAAGTCTCCGGTTGAGTTGTGAATTCTATAGCCGTTCTTCGCGTCCGGTCCCACCACTCTGAGTTCGTCAAAGTATTTGTTTGACCCAACAGTAGCAACGGATGCAAGCGCAGCCTTGATGACAACGTCTGTTGATAGTCCGGGTGATGACGCAAGGAATTGAAGAATGCCAGTTGCGAGAGCCATTACGCTCTCGTCAATCTGGTTCGCTCTTGTCTGACCAGTAATTAGGCTACCACTGATTTCTGGCATTATTCCTCCAGGTATCCAGGCTCAGTGCTCTGAGCCTCCTTGCCAGAACTCTTGGATCTAGCATGTTCAATTAGAAACTGTCTTCTAAGTTTTTCGTATTTGGAATTGAAGATTGGATACCTTTTATCTTCAATGAGGTATAGACACACCTCTCCCAGGGTGCCATATCTGATGACATCCCAGGCGTATTCTAGGTATTTGTTTGTCGAAGTGTCGCCAGTTAGATCGGCGGGGTATCCGTAAAATTTAAACGTTAGTGTTAGTTCTTCATCTGGGATTGGCCCAAGAATCATCTTGTGACCCCAGATTGTATAGCTTGCTAGATCGCCAGTTGCTGTGACATTCTGGTACTTCTTCTCAAACGCATCCGGTGGCATATACTCCACCCTGTGAATGTTGCTGGAAGAGTCCGTGTACCACAGCGAGAACGGTCTGCTGAATTTATTTGTGAGACCAGTTTGTAGGTCCACACTGTCTGAGCCAGCCTTGACAGTAATGTTCTCCGTGAATTCGTTAAACATGGAGTCATGTCTTGCCAGCTCAGAGATGATGCTGTTGATAATTTCTTTCGCAGGATCATCTTCAAGTCTTTGACCAGTGTGGTCTACCCATCCCCTCACACTTGAAATTAGAGTGCTGAGGTTTTTGTCCATTTAACTAAACTCCAAGTTTTAGTCTAATGGCCCTTCTGAGTCTAGTTGTTGAACCCGCTTTATCTGGTGTATCGTCTTCAATTCCAAGTTCTGCTGCGAGTTCCTGGATATCGGCAACGCGCATTCTAGTGATTTCGGTTGCCGTCAAAGATGAAATCCAATTACCTTCTTTTAGGTCGGCAGACTCTTCTTCCCTCTGTTCTTCTGGCTGCTCCTCAACATCGTCAACGTTGTCATCAACAATATCAAGAATATCTTCTTCAAAGAATGGATCAGCCTTCTGGGCCATAACCTCAGTCACAGCGGCTTCCATCTCCTTGTTCTTCGGCGCGATCAAAGAAACGCCTTCAGGGGCGGGGATCTCAAAGATCCTCGCACCCCAAAGGTCGTTTTGTTCGATCAAACGCTGAAGAGAAGACAAGTCAGTTTCAAAGAACCCATTCGAAAATTTGATTCTGCTCCCAATTCTAAGATTGGGTACCATCTGACAAGAATATCTCTTCAGAGCCATGATTCTCCCTAGTTGGTTCCCATGTAGAAGCAACGCACAACATCTCCATCGTTGAGGTCGTCGGCTGACACACACGCGACAAGCGCTCCGGCGTCACCGTCTGCCTCATAAGCAAGGAGCTTAGATGTTGCAACATTGAAGAAGAGAACCGTTCCGCCCGCTGATGTTGCCTGAGGCGAAAGAATGTGAATAGATTCAAGATCCAGATCGGAAGCGGCGATTGCCCACCCGCCGTCCGGGTATGAGTCGTCAAGCGTAATGTCAACGACACCAAACACTTCGTTTTGGCAACCAATCGGAGTCTTTTCGACTACATTAGTGAATGAAAGTGCCATAGCTTATGCTCCTTCGTAGTAGCAGTAGATTACAGCTCCGTCAAGGATGTCCACATCGGTGCTTGGAGATCCGGTGTCTGCATCATAGATTGTCCAGTATTGATTGGCGTATGACCAATCAAGTTCATATCTGTCGTCGTCTGTGCCCACTACACCAGAGATGGGGGTGAGCTGATACAGCGTGCTGCAATTGGGGTTTACGTCCTCAGCATCAATGCTGTAGGTGCTTGCCGGGTCGGCAGAAGCGTCATCGGCCATTGTGATATTTACATAGCCACAGTGAACACCTGGACGACTCTTGTCTACCCATGATTTTACGATCGAATATGTGTGAGCCATTGTGTCTCCTTTAAAGAATTAAGGGGGAGGGATTACCTCCCCCCAATTATGCTATGCCTGGAAGGCAGCAGCGTTCTTGAAGAGACCGTGAGTTGAGGCGTGTCTGATTTCAAGACCAGCTTCAGTCAAGAACTCATGAACAATGGCGTCCTGACCGTTGCCCTGACGATCTTTCAGGTACTTGGTGTCGCGGCCCTTAAGCGGACGATAGACCATGTTGGACGTATCGATCACAAGACCCCAGTCGTTGAATCCTGAGTTCTGGCTTAGGAGCGGGTGACCCTTCAGCATAAGTGATCCGTATGGGGTTTCCCAACGCATCAGCTTCATGCCGAACGCTTCACTGGTAGGAACAAGTCCAATGTGTCCATATGCAGCCGCCATTGAGTTGAGGGTCGTAAGAGCCTTGTTACCACATAGGCAAAGCTTTTCGTCTCTGCTGTTCGGCACAAGGAATACGTCCTCAAGGAAGCTTTCCCATCCAGCCTTGGTTACAACGTTGCTGAAGTCAGTCACGTTGGTTGTACCAAGTCTCTCAACGAATCCACCAGTAGTGCGCTCATACAGACCGCTTCCACCGGCTGCAACAGCAGACTGATTCTTCTTACCGAAGATCCATGCCCACTCCTGCTCAATCGCGTGACGTTCCGCTGCCATGCGCTTCAGTTCGGTCTCAATGTCACCAGTACGCAGGTAGGTTTCCTTCGCTGTACCAGTTAGGTGAAGCGGAGTACGGAAAATCTGCGTGTAGTTGGTGATTACGGTGCTGTCGTGTGTGATTGCCCGTGGGGTATCCGCACCTTCAGCGTTGCGTGTGCCGATGATTAGGATGTAGTCACCGGTCTCAACATTGGCTTTGTCATCTGACGAAGCGTTGCCACCGCGTGTGTTTACATCAATGTACGGCTTGCTACTCTGGCTGGCGTCTTTGCCTGAGCCAGTGATCCACAGGACTTCCTGGGTGCGCTCTACGATTGCAACCTGACCATCACGGAAGTAGTAGTCTGGGTTGCTGTCGCTTGAGGTGTCCAGGTAGATGCGTGTGCAATCATCAAGGTCTGACGAAGAAGCCGAGTCCGTAGTGTCAAAGTCAATCATTGCACGCTGCGGGGGAAGACCCTTTTCAAAGATGTTGAAGACGGGGTCGTTTGTTGTTTCGCTCTTCAGTCTTCCTGAAATAGAAGTTAGAATAGCAGGCGAGTTCGGGTATAGGTAGAGAATCTTGTCACGAAAGTTTTCGGGACGTTCGTCAGAACTCCAAGATCCTGTTCCTCTCATTCCTAGTACAGCCACGGTAATCTCCTCTCAGAGATATGTGACCTACAAATCCATCCACGTCTCCTTGGCTGACATCTCATCTTCAGTTGGTTCTGGAGTGGCCTGTGTCCCAGGTTTTACACCTCCGCCTTCACCTGTTGCAAATCTTCGGTTATCTTCGTTCTTCTTGCCGGAAAGCTTTTTCTTGTGATCAGCCGCAGCCATCTCAACTAGCTTCTCATGGTGAAGTCCGATGTAGATATCCCTCAGAACGCTTGGGTCTGAAAGCAGTGCTTGTACGGGTGGATTGAGTTTTTCAGTCACATAGTTCAAGAATTTATCTTGATTGTCAATGGACTTGAGAGGTTCGAAGATTCCACCTTCGTCTGCGATACCGCCAAGAATTGATCTGAACTGACCCTCTACGGTTTGGTGTGTTTCGCGCACAGCCCTCGTCTGTGTTTCATTGAGGACTGATCCAACAACGGATTCAAGCTGGGCAAGGCGCGTGAACATCTCGTCTCTCAGAGAAACGATGCCAGTAATAGCTTTCGGATACAGGTCCTTTGCATCCTCATCAATCCAGCCGTCTTTGACAAGCTGTTCGACTTCTGACTCATAATGAGCCATCATCTGCTGAGGTGTTAGCTTAGGCTGTTCCTGCTGCTGCTTTTCCTGTTGCGCTCTCTGCTGACGTTCATACTCTTGCTGCTGTCGCTGTTGTTCAATCTGCTCAATCCTGGCAAGCTTGGCTTCATACTCCTTCAGCTTCTGCTGAGTTTCCTCATGCCTCTTCTGGAAGTACGTCTGCTGCTCTGCGCTTGTGAACACCTTCGCTCGTAGTTCGGGGTTCTCTTGTAGATCGGCAAGCGTGTATTTCTTGCCCTTATACTTAAACGTTACCTCTGACTCAGGTTCCTCTTCCTTCTCTCCTTCTTCGTCCGATGGTTGATGTTCTTCCCCTTCCGGCTCAGGCTTTGCCTCTTCGCCCTCAGGCTCTTCGGCAGTGGTGTCGGCTTGGGGGTCTTCGGGTTCCTCGCCCTGTGGCTGTGTGTCGCTCTCCGCGTCACCGTCAGGAGTGATCTCCTCGGCGGGGAGTCCGGCGTCACTCAGAAGATCGTCCATCCCGTCATCAGGCTCAACATAGCCTTCGACTTCTGGAGTCTCTTTGGGGGCTTCTTTTTTCTTCGTCATTAGATCTCCTCAAAAACTGTTGGTTTTTTGCCCTCGGCAACACACGCTTCGATATACCGTTTTCTCTTTGTTTCGAATTCGGCTACGATTCGGCGTGGGGCTGCGAGTTCTTGGAAAATAGATTGCACCTGTCCAATAATCAAAACTGCCTTAGAGGCTGGGTCTTGACCCTGAAACCCTGCAATCTTTCTACCAGCTTCAAGAATAAGTTGTTCCTTTTTATCCTCCCATAGCTTGTCTTCGCCTCTAAGTCTAATCTTCGCACGCTCATACACCGGAGCCATGGCAGCAAGCACTGACTGCATGCTGGCCGTTGACTGGACCGGAGAGTGAGTTTGTTCTTGGTACATAACTCTCCTACATCATTGGGTTGCCCATTTCATCAACAGGCACCATGTTCCCATCCTGCACGCCCTGCTCAACCTGCTGGTCATCCATGACCTGTGGTGGCGGTGGCAGTTCGGTGTAGAACCTGTCAATGTTTCTGGCACCCATGGTTCTGAATCCTTCCTTGAGGATCGCGTTAACATCTGGAACCATACCGTCGTTTGGCTGGATGCCCATCTGCTGCATAAGAGGAACGAACCTCATTACTGATTCAGCGATCTGCATCCATGTGCTAGCCTGTCTAACTGGATCTGGCGGAAGAATGCCATCGTTTGGAACGTAGTCGTAGTTACCCTGAATCAACTCCCTGTTCCCGAAGACGTGCTGGTTGTTAGAGATCGCCGCGTCTTCTCCGGCGATTCTGTACATCTGGTCAAGCGAAGTGTACTGGAGCCTGTTGGCAATAAGTCTCTTCGCCAGCGGATTGATTGCCATCGCGTCGATCATTCTGGCAAGGATCGTAATCCTCTGTGAGGCAGATGCGTTGATAACCTGGATCTCTCCAAGCGTTCTCTTGTCGGGAGTCGGCATGCCCATCTGTGGGTCGTTCGCCGCAGACATGCGCTGGGCAAGCTGGAACAAGTTCGCAACAGCACTAAGGTGCGGAGCGGTTACGTCGCCAACCTGCATCTGGTGAACGAACTGGTCAACTGAGTATCCACCAGACATGATCAGCTCTTCACCAAGCTGTGTGAGCCTCATGTGTCTGGCCGGTCCTGGGTTCTGCACGTCGTACTCTTCGATGAGAGCTGGCGCGTAGATCATGGCATCATTAAGGTGGCGCATTAGGTTCTGGAGGTGTGAGTTGTACATCCAGTCCATGTAGCGCTGTAGGCCATCAAGGCTCTCAATCATTCCTGGGTTGAACGCAGAGTGGAAGTCCGGGTCTGACTCGGCAACAGAGTAGGTGAACTGCTGGTGATCATACGGGCACGGGTGTGCTCTGATGATCACGGCATCGTCGGCCCACGTGAACCACCAGATTTCCGGTGACTCTTTCTCTGACAGTTTCCATTCCTTCGGGATGATCTTGACCTGCATGTGGTCAAGCTGGTGTGTACCCTGGTCGGTTTCGTCGATATCGTTCTCGGAGAACCCGCCAACACCAAGGTCGGTCCCGTCGTCTGTGTCTCTGCTCTTAGATGACGAAATCTTTTGTAGCTTGTCAACATTGAAGTACGGACCACCGTTGTTCTGCGCACGCTCAATGAGGTACATGCGTCCACGGTGGAACCGGTGCCCAACGAACTCACCCTCCTGCGGGCTGGCAATCGGAATTCTTGGGTCTGGGTAATACTCAAAAGGATTCACCGGAGTCCACAGGTTGTGTTCCTTGACAACGCCATAAACGGTGTCATGGAATGTCAGCGGAGGCCCACCCATGATCGGTGATGGAACCTCAGTTGTGATAACCTTGTTCCCGTATTCACTCGTCCATGAGTCATACATGATGCCGCAGCCGAACTTAAGTGAGTCCTGGCACATGGCATACACTGATCTGAACGCGCCCATCTCTTCAAGGTCATACGCTACCATTGACTCAAGAATTCTTGATGGCTCAACGTCCTCTGGACCTCTGCCCCTGAGCTGAATCATTGGCTCTCTTGAACCAAAGATCGACATCAACTGGGTAAGAAGAACTCGGAGAATTGAATAGGACGCGGGCACAACGATGGCCCGGTCGAACGGCATCTCTTTCGTATCGTTGTCCGTTGACCCGTCCGCCCTCTTCGCTTTGCGCGTGAGGTCAATGTACATCCTCATCTTGTTATTGGTAGAACGCCACTGGTCCTTTCGGCTTGAGATGTGAGACTCAGCCGAATCTCTTCTTGCAAGCAGTTTGGCAAGCACCTCTTGGTGAAGAGAACCGGAAGGCTCAAGTCTGGTTTCAATAGGTTCGTCAAGAACTTCTACCATCCAGATCCTCCCTACATTTCCCCAAGTAGCTTGCCGTATGAGATCGGTGCTCTTGGTTTGTTCTTTGATTTAAGTTTTGCCGCTTCCCTGGAGATGGGCCATTCTCTGTGGATGAGGTATCCAAGAGCGTCCGATGCGTGAGTTCGGCGGGCGTATGGGTTGCCCTCTCTGTAGACCTTCAGCACGTCATTGCCGTCCGGTCTCAGAACAACCTGATGAAAGTCAGCAATCAGCTCAACACATTGATCACTGACATAGACGCACTGTATGTTGTCGTACCCCTTCAGCCTGTTGTTCAGTGAGTTGATTCTAGCCCTGCTGGGCGGCGAGGATCTCGGCACCTTGATAACAAACCTGGAGGGATAACCCTGCATATGGATCTGCATCAGCTCATAGTCAGACTTCTCAGTCTGTGATGTTCTCCGAAGACCGTTGGAGTCTCCGTAGACATGAACCTCTGCCGGGTGATCCGGGTATCTGTTGCGGAACTCTGTGATCATGTCCGGGATATTGCCCGGAGATAGGCAGATCTCATCAATGACAAACAGTTTTCCGCTTCTCGTCTGGCAGACTTCAAAGACACACGGGTCAACGTTGAAGTCGCAGGCCAGCAAGAGCGGAGCGTTCTTTCTGTAGATCAGCCCGCTTCTTACATGAATCTTTTCGTTGAATGATGGGTATGCAGCGATTCCGAGCTGGGCAGTGAAATCCATTTCCATTTCACGGTCCCAGTCCTCATCCCTGTCGTATGTCTGTCTGAGAGATGCCATGTCTCCAGGCGTCTTGGCGTTGTCGTGTGAGTAGTGTATCGGCACAACAACGAACCCGGACTTGGAGTCTAGCACCTCCAGCACATCCATGCGCTGATTCAGTTCATCAGCGTGAGATTCCATTATCTGTAGTCTCTTCCACCAATTTCAACTTCGCATTCAGCGCTCTGCTGAACCGGGTCTGTGCCGTCCGTGGCCTGGAGTCTCGCATAGTCCCAGCCGCCGAAGTAAGACGGTGGCACGTTAACGCTGAACCCTGTTTCCGCCAAGCCGGTTGGGACTGTGATCTTCAGCCTGTCTGTATTGCCCTTGCAGTCGTCAAGATATACGCCAACACAATTGTCTTCGTCGCTGTCGTATGATCTCTCAAACCAGATCTCAGTCGTTGAGGCGTCAAGTGCGCCGAACGTTAGGCTTGCAATGTGAAACCCGTTCATGTGAATAAGGTCCGAGTATCCGCTCGCACCAGTACCAATCGTCCACCCCGCATCTCTTGGGTCTACTGTTGACATTTGTCCTCCTGTTGCTTCTCTGGTGCGGCAAGATCTTTCATTGCCTGTTGAGCAAGCTCTCTTCTCTTCCTATCCTCTTTGTCAATCGGTTCGTAGATGTGCTTCATTCCAAACTGCTCAAGCCTGAAAACGTTGTGCATCTCTTCACAAAAGTGGCCTAGGTATTCAGGCTTTGTCGGATTCACCACCAGTTTTCTGCCGACAACCCTTGTCCATTCGGCAGCCTTTGGGTATTCCTTGTCGATCATCAGTTGATCAATGCTGCATCTGGCCTTTGGGACATCGTAGATCTCTGACAGTTTAGCCATAGCGGATGCCCTGAGGTCCTTCAGGACATCCACAATCTTCGCCGCCTCTTTGTCTGTCGTCTCTTCCCTGTCATACACTACAGCCGCAAATCCGAATGCGGCGAGCAGTACAAATGTTGCATCGTCCTCAAACTCTCTTCTCTTGTTCCGAGAAACTAGATAGGAAACGATTACAATAAGACAACCAACGAAGATGATTCCAAGCCAATTCATTATCTGGTGAACCTCTTCAGGGCAAGTAGCCACTGCTCAGGTGTGCCCTCAGGGTTCTGCGTTCTCCAGTTCGTCATCAGTGTTGCGACTTGGTCGGCCTGATCGTCTCCGACTTCTGACCTTGTCACAGCTTCAATCTTTGTTGAAAGCTCGGCCCACAGGTCTTCACTGATGGGGTCTTTAATACCGCGACCCTCGGCCCAGGCCGGGATTCCTTCTCCGTCGTCGTCCACCGCCAGCACCATGAAGCGTGCATCACTGTTGATGTCTAACACAACGGTAGAGTCGCAGTGATTTGTCTCGCCGCGCAGGGGCGGGTACTTCGGAGGGGCAACAAGTAGGTCACCGTCAACTGGACCCTGTAGACCCTCTGTTGTGACAGTGCGGGCCTGTCTAACTCCTGTGAACAGATCGCGGCTAAGGTCACCAGACTTCCTCACAATAGTCGCCTGACCGGCGTCTGCCCAGTCGCCGTAGACGTGTGGGAATTCCTCTCCTGGGAGGATGTCGTACTTGCAGAGTAGGGTTACTTGAACCTTCATGTGCGCTCCTAAATCTTAAACAGGTTGACGTAGATGGGCCATGTTTCAATGGCGTCCATTGTCATGTTTGAATCTTCATACTTACCGCCGGTCCCGGTAAGCAGGGTTGCCGATGAACTGGACCCGACTGATGTGCCGTCGTCAAACAGTTCCGCGTCGGCACCATCAAGAACAATCTGGAGATCGCTCTCGGCGTCTGGTGTGCTGCCGCCGTCAATAAGCTCTGTCTCGGCTGGGAGAATTTCAAGTGTAAATCCCATAGTATCTCCTATAGCTGAGGCTTGTCATAGCCTGGGAAAGCATCAGTGAGAGACCCTAGCCAGTATCCACAGAGATGTATGTCTCTTAGATAGACGTTTGCGTGGTAGTAGGCCGACGCAGATAGCGTATCAATCTGAGACCAGCTTGTAATGCTAGATCCCCAGTTGACGCCTCTGGCTGTCCAGCCAGCTCTCACAAAGCCGGTTTCACTCTCATACAGTGCTGTTGTGAGCGTCTTGTTTGTCTGATTCCACTCAGCTCTTAGTTGGTAGTATCTCTGGTTGTTCGCGTTGTTTCCAGTGTTTGGGTCGTCCTTTGAGATGTAGGTTCCGTTGTAGTATCCGTATGAGAGTAGGTCCTCCTGCCCGTTGACGGTGTTTGGCTCACAATAGAACCCGGTTCTGCTGTCCCCACCGGTCCTTGTGCCGTCCCAAACGCCAACATTGAGCGAAGTCTGATTGTTGGCCTCCCCAACGTACCACCAGCAACACCTGAACCCGGTTGTGAAGTCATATGGAACCGGCAGCGGAAACTCTGCCCAAACTGCCTCTGTGACGCTAGAATTGAGCTTTACGATGTTGATGTTCGGATTGTACGAATATGAGTCGGTTGGGCTGGCTATAACTCTTGCGAGGTTCGCTGTGTAGTAGCCACCGTCGGTGTAGTAAGTAATACCGGCTGGTTCCTGCCCAATGGTATCAGAGTCAAATGTTTTGAGATATGGAACTGTGAGACTGTTTTCGCCAACCACTATTTGAAGTGCCGGGTCCGTTGTCTGCCCGCGAAGAAGGATCTTTGACTCACCAGACGGAG